TCTGCCATTTCTTATCCTTCCGGGCCTTGCGGTTACCGTGTGTTATTTAAGTTTATTTAGTCTTTTCGTCAAACAACTATTTCTGATTTCGTTCCGCATCTTGAAGACCCAAGGCGCGACCCTTATGGAATACTGCTGACTGGAGTAGAGCTACCAAACTATCTATACCAGCCAACTGATTGGCTAATGCGATACGGAGGTTGTTGCTATCCGCATCGTGGGTCGTAATCTCTGATAAGGCATCAGCTACATTGAACTTCGCCTCGTGAATAAACTGTGCGAGATCCTTATTGGATAGTAGGTTCTGGGCATTGGTTCCCCATACTACTACCTGATCTCGCTGAGCCGGAGTCATCCCTTTAATATTGTTTAGGTTGACTCTATTGCGGTTGTTAAATGCTGCTATCGTTTCTGGTTCGATCATCTCTGTTCCTTGTTAAATCTGTTTAACTGATACCGGCCGCCGTCTTACCTGCGGCCACATTCATCAGTTCGAGTTGTTTGTCCGCTGATGAGCCTTGTGTGTCTGCTTCGATCTGTTTGGTCCTTGCGTCATCAAGGTGAGCCTTGGCAATCTTGGACTGATCATCTGGAGAAGGTTGGGCGTTTTTCTTCGCTTCGGCTGCTCCCTTGATCATCTCCATTACTTCATCATCGCTTGGGAGATAGGCATCGTCGTCCTTCACACCAAGAGCATACAATGTATCGCTGTAAGGCTTCTTAACCTTCTTGAACATGCCAGGAGTTAGTGTGCCTGATGCTGCCATAGTCTGTAGAGTCTGGTAGAGTTGAGTCTGGGCCTGGACAATGACTTGTTGGCGTTGGATCTGGTTCTCTTCTGACTTCATACCCAATGCGAGGTCGATATGAATGTGATGACGATCGTGGAAGTTCATATCCTCGAAGCCCAGTCCATCCAGGAAGTCTGGCTTCTTGTCTGGGTGAAACTTCTGGGCCAATTTCTTGACCCCATAGTCGTCGCTGTATTGAATCAGTGTGCGCCATACAAGCCACAGGGCCTGCTTCAGTCCTTCAGCACAGTTCTTGACCGTGTCATCCTGGATGAGTTGGTTTGGACCTAGGGCCAGTTGTAGTTTGGCACCACTGTTACCTGGGGACATAACCTCTGGGTTAAACAAGTCACCACCCTGGACCATACCTACCATACCCATTACATCTTGTTGGATACGGTTGATGGCCACATCCAGGAACTGGAGGTTACCTGAGGGTGGAGGGACTGGGTAGATGTCTGTCTGGGGATTGAACTTACTGTCCAGGATGAAGATGGCTGCTTCGCCGTCTTGTAACTGTTCGAAGTCCAAGCGGTCTGGCTTGACACCCAAGCGTGGCGTGGCTGTCAGTAAACCCAGCTGGATCTCAGCACGGTGACCTGATGTCATATATTCCTGCATCGGGATAACTGACTCGGCGATACTCATACCGTAGAAGTTCTGGGACAAAGGCTTCGGGCACATATTGGCCACTGGGATGAACTCTACTTCTCTTGCTGATATAACATACTGTCCTGAGTAGATGATTTCGATAAGTTCGAGTTCACCATCATCGTCAATATCGTATCGGTCCCAGCAAGTAACGACGGTGACTTGTCGTGATTCTTTTTCCTGAGAAGCAGATCCCATAGAAGGAAGGCCATTGATAGGAACACTATCACGGGCGTGAAGAGCAAGATTGTTAAGTAGGGATCCTGCTTGATATGCTCCCACATTGCTGTATTCGGCATATTGTTCAAACTCCGCTAATTTGATGTCTGGATAGATCTCGGTAGCCTCTTGAATAGACATAGGTTCGTAGAAGCCGCAGTATGGTTGTTCTTGGATATTGATAACCGTTGGGTCACAGATCCAATAGTGTTGGGCGATAGGACGGAACTTAATCGTAAGTTGATATCCGACCAGTTTATATTCTGCTTCGTAGATTGTATTGCGGGCAATGGCCTGGTCCAGGGAACTCTGTTCCATCGTGGCTTGCTCTGCTGATACAGCCTGAGGTGTGGTCATATCCTCTACCTCATTCGGGTCAGTAGCATTGGCCATACTCTGAACGTGGTCCATAAGACTCTGGTGGATATTGTCTCCCATCTGAGTCTTGTTATCTTGTATAGATTGGCCTACTTCCTTGGTCACTTGAGCTAAGTCTACATCGAGTTTACGGCGACTGCTTCGTGTCACTGTAAGTCCACCTGACTCAGCTTGAGCCTCGAAGGCCTTCAGTTGGTCCATTGTGCCCTTGGTAGTGACATAGCGAGTGATGGATTCTCGGTGAGGACTAATCATCATCTCACCGTTCTTGTGTAGAGCAGCATCCATTACCCAGTGACGGAGTATCTGATGAGGTTCATTCATCTGGTTGATGACATAACTAACCATCTCACTTGCCTGGCGTGCTGCGGTATCGTCATCCTCATTGTCTGGGGAGAACTCGAAGCTCACCTCACCGTTAGGGCAGATACCTTTGAGCACGACGGCAGTCACATAGTCTACTGCTGGTTTTACTACGGGGTGAATATAGTCGATGCCGTTGACGGGAGCCGTGGATCCTTCGACACATAGGTTTAGATAGTGATAGTCCGATTGGCGATTCAGGCTGTTCTTGGTAGCCAGAAGCCTAAGGTAAGCAGCGTTCTTTTGGTCAAGCAGCCTCTTCAGGCGTAGGAAGCGAGCCTCACGGCCCTTTAGTCCTTGTCCTTCCATCATCACGCGATTCTTTATATTGAGCATTTGGTATTCCAGGTAATAGTCTATGAGTATTTATATTTATGTTGACCCATATACTTGCTTGTTTGGGGGCTTGGGGCCGTCGAACTTCTCGTATTCCCTACGCATCACCCTGAACTTATCCTTGCCCTTGAATCCATTCTTGGGCTCAGCCAGGCCATTGAGGCAACCGAGTAGGGCGTATCTTGCCGAGTCTATACAATCGTCTGGGTCACTGAAGCGGCCCTGGGCATCGACATAATAGTTCTGTGCCTCACGGATGAACTCTTGACAGTTGATGTTAATCATAAATGCCCCTGTCTCCATCATCTGGCGCATCTGGTTGATACCATAGGCCTTGTGATTGTTGACTCTACCCTCGGCATCAGGGGGATTCATAATGGCCTTGGGGTAGACATTTAGGGCGTGACTCTCAAAGAGTTCTCTCACGCTCTGGCTGGTCATTGTATAGCGACCCGGGGTTGTAGCATCAGCAGGTAGGACAATAGGGGCTCCCCTGACCTCGGGCCTGAGTAGGTGGCTGATATATTGATCGGGTATGGCCTCCTCAGTTCCCTTGACAACGATCTGGGCGTGGAGCCACATAGTTCGCTCTATGGGAGACCAGTAGACCAGACTTATAACAGTCTTATCGTTGACGAGTCCGAGGTCAAGGGCAATCAGGTGTTCGATGTCTGGGATCGCGTTGAAGTTATACTGACCGGGTTGATAGGTTGGCCATTCCCGTATCTGGAACACAGCACCAAGACCCATCACAGGGATACCCTTGATACGGGCATCACGTTCGTGGGGTAGGTAGTCACGCTGTAACTGATCTCTTGTCTCCCTGAGTAGGAAGGGTTCACCCCAGGGATCATACTCTGGCACATCGTCCCAGGCCACTCTAATGAAGTCGTAGCCCTCCTCTCCATTCCAAAACTTTGACACGAGACCGTTGAGTCCTTTGAGTGGAGTAAACGAGCATAATACCTGACCCTGGGTCGTGGCTGTTCTCGTAACCAACTCAGAGAAGATATCATCTGGAGGCTGCTCATCGAAAACTACTAAGTCTAACTTAAATCCCTGAAGGTTACGCACCTCCTGAGTGTAGTTACCAAACAGTAGGTAGGACATCTGACCTGACGAGTGTTTGATCTCACAAGCCATTACGTTGGCTCCATCAGCCCTTATTGTATCCAGCTCTATACACTCAAGTGGAATGGCACCTGTGCCTATACCGTGACGCAGTTTAATGTCGGCCACGCCCAGGAGTTCCTGTTGTAGGACTCGGGCAACCTGTTCCCAACCTTCGCCCGCGACGAACGCTGTAATAGGTCCGCTCCAGCGACGACCAGTCCACCAGTCTGGATAGCGACCAGTAAGGTGGATGGCAGTCTCATAGCAGGTTGATGTAGTCTTACCGATCCGGTTGGCGGCCAGGATACCTCGGCGAGAGGCAGTCGTGGCAAAGAACCTAGTCTGGTGATCGAAGGGCCGGAAGTATTTCATCTGGTTGAATCGCATATCCTCCGCGATGTCCAGGGCCAGTGCCTCGAAGTGATTCCTGGTGAAGGTGTCAAACATCGTAAGGCTGATAGGCTTGATGTTATTCTCTTCGCAGACAAACCTGATAGCACGCCGCATCAGGAGATCTTCAGTGAGCACTGATTACTCCTTCGTATTACGACGGTGGATCTGATCCAATAGTTCCAAACTCTGACTCAGGGCCAGGAGATCCTGAGGAGAGATCTTCCAGGACCCTACGTCAGTGAGATCGCTGATGCCTCTCTTGTCCAAGCCCAACTGGAGTCGTTCCGTTAGGAGCCTGAGGCAATGCTCAATGCTACCAGGATAGCGTTGAGCGAAGCTCTGTTGGATCTCCTTGGCCACCTTAGACTCCAGGGAGGTATCTACATGAGCTTGAAACTTGGGTGTTGGTTTATATTCCATATCACGACCAGGGGTTCTCGATTGCCGACTGATTGATACTGATGAACTCACGGTCAATCCAAGTGTCCCAGATGTTGCTCTCATTGACTCGCATACTCTGCATCAAGGCGCGAACCTTCTGGCCAGTAGGTGTAATGGATCCATCTGCGCGAACGATAAGTTGCTCTGGTGAGCGGGGGTCGACCCATACGATGATCTCTGGACGAGTGCGGCCATACTTGTCTATCTTCTCACCCTTACTGATCTGTGTCATAGGGCCTTCGATCTCGTATGTGATAACTCCGTTATTGTATTTGCGGAAGCAGACGGTGACCTTCTTATCCATTGCCCGTTGATTCTGGTCTGGATGAGGGATCGTCATACAATGAAATGTGTTCTGAACATCACCCTTTGGTGGTAAGTATGGGTCACGCTCTGGCAGGATACGAACTGGTTCCTCTGGGACGAGGTCATTCTTATCCAGGTATGGATTCTCATTGCTGAGGAAGGCTGGTGCTACTTCGACACCGTTCAAGACGTCCATGGCGACCTGATACTTCATCTTGTTCGCACGACCCTTGAGGTTCAGTGCTATACCAGTCTGATCGTAAACAAACTTCTGTAGCTCACCTGCGGTGGGGAAGTCAGTCATCAGTCCATCTAAATCGTAGACGGCTTCGAGTGGCTCCAACTTCATAGGGGGACTCAGGTCCAGGTCCAATACCTCTTCGCTCGTGACGATGTCCGGAGTAGTTGAACCCCAGACATCTGGTTGTGGTGTAGTCTTCTTTGTCATATCTATTCCTTGTGGCCTAAGGGCCGTTCAGTATGGGCTATTACCTGAGCCCATGGCAGGTTTATCGCTTAAACTTCTTGGGCTTTGTGTCTGGCGAGATGCCTTCCAACTTGGGGTTAACCTTGTCTTCCATCTTGCGAGCACCGTAGGCTGCTTCGATAGAGTCGGCGAGGGCTGATCGGCCTACCTTACCTTCTTTGAATGCGGCTCGTTTGCCACCTGGATTCATATTGCCGGTCCTTGGACCTTGCTTCTGATTGATGGCCTTGCTGAGTGGGTTAGTTGTTTTCATATTGATCCTTAATCTTAATAGCGAATCTTGTCAGCGTTGGCTGGCTTCTTGACCGATGCTCCACCGTCAATCTTTCCACCCTTGGCTGTATCAGGAGCACGGCGAGCGGCATCTTTAGTGACACTCTTGCCTTCACCCTTCTCACTACGCTCGGTGTCCAGGTTACCTTTGCGTGGGCCCATACCATAGTTCTCTTTGGCAGTAAGACCTGACTTGTTGCCAGAGTATTTGTTACCACCCTTATAGTTCTCTCCACCCTTCATACCATTGAAGTCGAGGTTGTTATCAGCTTTCATTTATTTCCCTTTTGTCCGGCCGGACTTTGATTGAGCTTTACGCTTGACGGAATACGATATGGCTACAGCCTGTTTGACTGGCTTACCGGCACGAACTTCAGTTGCGATGTTCTTGCTTAAGGCCTTTTTTGAGGATGATTTAATAAGTGGCATATTGTTCTCCGTATGGTTATTTAGCCTTTGATAACTGTAGTGTGTCAACGATAGGCTCAACGATGGT